TCGCGGGAACCATCGTGAAACCGCAGGCGTATGTTTTCCAAACAACGGTGTAAAGTGCGGAGGTGTTCTCTGCGTCCGAAATAACGCAGGAACGCGAATTGGCAACGCTGATTGTACCGTCGTAGTCAATTACGGGGACTTGCACGGTGTTTCCCATAGATGCAAAGGCGGCGTTTTTCAAACGGTCGTTCAAAATGCCGTTGCCCTCGTTGGACTGCTGAACAAAGAAGTCCCACGCGCCGTATTCGCCCATTCGCACCATATTGCGGTCAAGTTTCTCGTCACTGGCGCGCCAATTCAGTAATTGTGTTGCTAAAAGGCTCATAATGTTGAATTTTTATTGGTTATGAAATAGGCTCACCCTTTGCCCGTATCTGTCTTTTATTGTTTCACGTGAAAATTAACGCTGCGGCAATTTCGCCACGTTGTTTTCTTTCCACGCCTTACTCATTTCTGCATCGAACTCTGCCGAACCGTTTACAAGTCCCTTTGCAAACAATGTTTTTGCAATAGCCTCATAAGCCTCGGTTTGCGTCGCTGCACCGCTGATATCAATAGTGGTATTGTTGCCGCCGCCATTGTTTCCGTTTCCGCCGCTGCCGGTCTGTTTGCGTTTCGATGCCAAAACGCCCATCGCGGACAGTTCTTTTGTTACGATGTCGGCAACCGTGATTGGCTGCAAACCGTTGTCCTGATTGCGGAGGATTGCGCCGTCTTTGTCTTTAAACACAATCGCCTTGCCGCCGTTGCCATCGTCCACACTGTCGGGGTTGCTCTCTTTGACTTTTGCCAAAACGGTGTTTTTTGCCATCGCCATCAAAGTAGGCGTTAATCCCTCTTTGAACTTCACGCCGCCTAAAGCGTTTGCAACCTCGCTTTCGATTTTCACGTGAAACACGTCTTTTGCAAATTGGCTTTTTGCGCCGTCGTATTCAGTTTTGAGGTCGTTGAATTGTTTAGTAATTGCGGCAAGGTCTTTTTCTGCTTGCTGCAATTTCGCTTTCGTTTCGGTGTCTTGGCTGCCGTCTGCAATGACTTTTTGCAATTTGGCGTTTGTCGCTGTCAGTTCCTCAACTTGTTTTGTCGCTGCCGTTGCCTTAGCGCGTACCTCGTTGGCGGCTCTCTCCATATACAAGTATGTCTTTTCGTCGCCATTGCGTTTTACGCCCGTGGATTTTTCGATGATGCTGTCAAGGTTTCTGTAAACCTCTCCAAATTTATCACCGATTACTTTGTCCTCGTCTGCCTTTGATAACTCGGCAATTTTGGCGGCTTGCTCGTCATTGATGCCATCAACCGCCTTGATGTTTTCGATAGTTAACATTTCTTACCCTTTGAAATTGTTGTTACTCTGATTTCTTTTTTGTGCCTTGCTTTTCGGCAAGTGCCTTTTCAACTGCGGCATTGATGCGCTGCTCCATCTCCGCCTCTTTTTCGGCGATTTTCTTTGCCACGATTGCGTCAATCTCGGCTTGCCTTGCCGCCCTCTGTACGGTCGTGCCTTTCGCTTTCAACTCGTCAAGATAGGCGGTCGGGTCGTAAAGTACCGTGATTGTGTAGCCTTGTTTCTCCCAACTCTCGCGCAATGCATGGAATGTCTTTGCGCCAAACTTCTGCAACTTCGGGCGACTGATGCGCTTTCCGTTTTTCGGATCAAAGGTCGGGATTTCCATCGTTACGTGCCAAAGGTGTTTCTCCTTGTCGGGAACGATGTAATTGTCTTTTGTTACGGCGGTTATTTCCACGTCTTTCTTTCCGCCGTCTTCTGTCTTTACAAACATAGTTGTTATTCCTTTTAGTTAATGTATGTTGTTAGTGTGTCTTTTATACGCTTTATTTTGTCGGCATAGTTCAAAGCCGTGCCAAATTCCACGATGTTAAGATTTTCACGCTCAAATCGCTTTATCAAGTTGGTAAAGTTTAGTTTGAGTTTCAAATCCTCGTCCGAAACAACGCCCGCCGCGTGTAAATCCGTCACCTCTTTTGCCGTCAAATGACGATACGGCTCTAATTCGTGCAAAATCATCATTCTTTGCAACTCGGCGGGATTGTGGCGGAACTCCGTTTCCAAAATTTGTTGTTGCAAAGCGTCCAATTCACTTTCACTTGCGCCGCTGTCTTTTGCAACCTTGTAACGCTCGCGCAATGTTGCTGCATCGAATATGAAAAACTCCGTGCCGTAGTTGACTGACGCGGAAATAAAAGCATCGCCGTACCTTAGTCTGCAAACAGTAGCATCTACAAATGTTTGTGCCTTTTCAAATTGCTTTTTTGCGTTGTTTAAAGCGTTAATCTGACTTTGGAACGATGCCAAAACTTGCTGCTCGTTGATGGCTGTTTTGGTCTGCGTGTCCTCGGTATAACCGCAAACGGCGTTGATGATTTCACGCTCCAATCTGCCAATCTCCGACACGTTATAATCCAAACTGTCTTTATCAACTGTCAACATTTGGACGGGGTTTCTAAGGTCAGGCTGTCCCTCTTTCGGGATAGGGACTTCGACAAAAGAACCGACACCCACAATGCGCTTATCGCCACACTTCGGGCAACGGCACATAACACCGTTTGCATCGAATTTGTAAAAGCCTTGTTTGTTTTTCAGGAATCCGCCGTCGCAATAGTCGCCATTTTCCGCGTTTGTAAAATCGCAGTCTTGCTCATAACCGCTGTAAATTGGGTATGATGCGTACAAATCCAAATGCCGTTTTGACAGCGTAAAAAACAAGTACCAATCAAGCGCATCAAGTTCTTTTGTCAGTGGGGATGCTTTAACGTCCGGCTCGCTGATGCTGATAGGCTCTGTAACAAAGAACATCGCGGGAACGTATCCCAAATTGTGCGCCGATTGTGATAATAACTCGCCAAGGCTCTCGCGGTCGTTAACATAGACGCTGTATGTGTCTGCATCAATCACCGTGAATGTTGCGCCGCCGTCTGACTTGATGATAATAAAATCAAAGTCCTTGCCGCTCTTGCCGTATGCCGCCACGTCAGAAATTGACAGCCAATAAAAGTACGGCTCGGGCTGCTCGGTCGTTTGTTCTTTCGGTAAGTCAACTATCAATACGCTGTTTGGCTCGGTCTTGTAAAAGTCCCATCCTAACGTCTGCCATATTTCAGGCTCTTTTAATTTGTCGTGTCTGTACCATTGCCAATCGTCCAAAGTTTCAGACGATTTAAATTGGTAATTGAACACGGGATTTCTTCCGTCAAAAATTCGGGATAGTTTGTCAAAACATTTCGCCGTAACCTCATTTGTTTTGAGGGGATAACGGAATAATGTTTTAAATAGTTTCAATTTGTCGTGCGGCAATATATTTGACACAAACGCCATAAAATCTGCAAACGGCTGTGATAGGTTAGCCGTCAGTTCCGTCTGGGCGTGAAATTTCAGACGATTTTGGTGTGCTATTGCCCTCGTTACCGTCTTTCTTCCCCACCCCTCTTTTAGGGCGTTTTGTAGTATGTCGAATGATACTGCCATTTTCAAATCTGTATTCCGAATTTTCGGGCAACGTCCACGCGGAGTTCCTTAATCCCAAAAGTCGCTCCGCGTGTGTTACCTCAAAATCTTGTGCGCTGCCACTTGTCGAAACAAGTGTGATGCGCGTTGTTTTTGCTGCCATTACGATTCCGAACTTGCACCGCCGCAAAGGTCGGTGAGGGGGTTGAATGTCGTTATCTCAAAGATTTTCAAATCGTCGGAATAGTTCGGCAAGAATGACCACTGAATGGCGTTTGTGTCGGGGTTGTCGATGCCGCCGTGAACCTTGTCGCCTACGAAAAACGCCCTGATTGGAATGGGGTAAATGTAATCGTTGTTGTCGCTGTCGGTGATGCCCAAGGCTTCAACGTTGCCGTTTTCGTCAATAAGGTAAACGCCAAGGTTGCCCGCCTCGCTCTCGCACTGCAAAGTTTTGAGGAGTTTTGCCACTGCCTGCGGAATGTTGCGGAGTGAACCCGTAAATGCGGACGGCTCTCTGCCGATGATTTCCTCAACTCCGCCAAGGCTGTCGTTACCGCCGCCAAATGTACGCGGTGCGCCGGTCTCCTGCGTGGGGGAGTAGATGTAAGGGCTGATGATTATCTTCGTAGAGTCGGCGGCTGTCATTCGCGCCTGCCATTTGGCGATGTCATCAATCTCGGTAAATCCCGATGTTGATGAAAACTTATTCTTTTTGCCATCGTCGGCGGTCAGTCGCTGAAATGCTACTTTTTGAATTTGCCCGAAACGCTCGGGACACTTGACGCAAGGAACGTCAGGGAGCGATGCGTTAGCCGGACACGGACAAGTTATCATAATAAAAAACGTTTTAAATTACTGATTACGTGCTTTTCGACTGACCCTTTGCCGATGTTGCCGCAAAAATAAAAAATGTTTCGCGTGAAACAAAATTTTTTTGTAACTTTTTCACGTGAAACATCAAAAATATTTCAAACTACTCTATATTAAGTTGTATTTGGTTACTGATTTAGTAACCGATTTCTTTTATTTCAATGATTAAAAATTAAAATATTGGCTGCAAATTTCGCCTTTGCGCGGTCTATATTCTTTAAATTCAATCGTTCTGTAAAGTTCCTTTCGATTGCACCAACGCGCCATATCTTTTTGCCATTGCGGCGGTTGTCGTTTGCCGTCAAAATCCAAATAAGGCTGCGCAAACGGCTGCATCCTCAATGTAGTATAATTGCGTATTGCATTGATGCGGTCGATACATTCATTTATATCATTCTGCAATAGCACATTAATAAAAATGTCCCCTTTATATCCGTACTGATGCAACAAATCACAAGCGCGGAATAAGTGCGGCAACTGTGCCGAGGTATCACAAGCAAAGCGAATATATTTCAACCATTTGACTTTTACCAACATTTGCGCTATTTCGGGCGTAACCAAACGGCAATCCATATCTTGATTAAAGTCCACTTTAAGATGCAATTTTATAATTTTTTCAATTTGCCCCAATCCATAATCCGATGCCAAAATATTGTTATCCATCAAGATTATGCGGTCGCGTCCTTCAATCGCGATTTCCTCAATGTCCATATAAGGCTGCAACATTCCCTCTTTTTTCGGCACGATGCACCATTTGCAATTCCGAATACAGCCACGTGTAAGAAAACCAAATGCCGTTCTATCATCAACAATGTTTTTGTAGATTGAATAATCGGGCTGCAATTTGTCTATTTCGATAGGGAGTTTTTTGTCATAAAGTTTATACCCAGTGCCGCCGCGCTCAACGTGATCCGCGCTACTGATACATTGCATATAATCGGGGGTAAACGTGAAAACCTTTGATAAATAGGCACAATCGTAATTTGAAAACGGTGTGTACCATTCCACGTCCGCGCCTTGTTGTCGGTAGTAACGCGCTATCTTCATAAGGGCGAGGTTTGGGAAACCGTGTCCGTCAACATCTATCAATCCGATTTTCATTTTAATGCTGATAAAGTGATTTTGCCAACAATCATCAACGGCAATAAGGCAAGGAACATCGCCACGAATAGCACACACAAAGTCACATCGCCAACGATGTTGATAACTTTGCGCCAAATCTTTTTCCTTGCTTTTTTGCTGTTAATTTTCATAACTCATTGCCGCTGCTACCATTTGCAACGTTGCAGTCGTTAACAGTTGTTGGGGCGTAACTCTCAACAAACGCCACCCCAACACCGCCGCCGCGTTGTATTTCTCCATATCTTTAAGAAAACCCGATGCCCGATTGTGTCTTCCGTCAATCCACGCACCGCCCTCTACTTCGATGGCGATTTTGTGGGACGGAATGGCATAATCGAAACGCCATTTTCTTTTGGGGTGGAATTGATATTCTGTTACAACGTCCGCACCGCAATAACCTTTGCACAGTTGCACAAAAATATTTTGTTTCATAGCACCCAATCCGTTACGCCTTTATGCTTATCAACTATCATTTGCAATATCTTGGTAATAATCGCCCTTGCAAATGTATTATCACACATTGCGTCGTAATTCTTGCCATCCTTTGCGAATATCAAGACCCTGCTAATTGAGATTTTTTCTGTTTTGAGAAAATGACGGCTGAATTGAACATAATCACATAATTCGATGTTTAATTTGTCCAACAGCCATCCTGCAACAGCGGCGCAAAAGGTGTCTATGCTGTTAGACAGCGTGTAACCATTCCTTCCATCTTTTGCATCAACGGCGCAAATTTCTTCTATCTCGATGCCTACTTGCTTCAATACTGCATCGGCTTTTGCATTGCTCTCTGCATCGGGCAAAGGCAAATCCCAAGTATTTTCCTTTTGTTTTTTCATTATGCTGCAATTTTAATTATCATTCCTAATTTCTTTGCTTTTGTCTCCATCTTTGCGCTGCGCCTTGTTTCACGTGTAACAAAGACAGCCATTCCCGCCCTGCCCGGTATCTCATACCCTTTGCGTTTAAGGTAATTTCTTAGGCTGCAAAGTTTTTTGTTTTTATCGGGGTCGGGGTGTCGGCGAAAATGGAATTTCGTTTGGGTGGGTAGTCCCCAATTCAGACGTACCTCGTCCGCTCGCCTTGTTTTTAACCACGATGCCGCTCGCTTGGCGTTGATGATAGAGAGTTTTTCGGGCGGGCATTTTGCCAAAGACCATTTCCCCTTTTTAAAGCATCTTTCGGAATTTCGGTTGGCGTTTGCTTGCTGTCTGCGCCGCTCCTTTGCCGCCTCGTCCTCGGCTTCGATTGCCGCCTTACCTGCCATTGATGCCGCCATCTGCATCTTCGCCATAAATTACCGTGTTTTTTTTAATCCCAATTCACGTGCAATTCTGTGAAGTGTAGAATGGCTCAATCCCAAACGCTCACGGATAACATCGTTTTTAGTGTGTTTGAAATGTTTTTGCAGCCATTTTATTTGCGGCTCTGATAGCGTTATTTTCTCGAATTTCATAAGTCGTAAATTTTTCTGATTTCTGCCCGAACTTCGGGCGGCAGACTTTTGATGCGCTCGCGCCTTTTGCCGGGGTCTTTCATTCGAGCAAACGCCCTTTTGATGCTTAGTATCTGATTGTTAACATCTAATTTGTACTCCGATATAGCATCAAGCATTACTTTGTCATCGTTTATCGTTTTGCTGATGTCGGCATCTTGATGCTCGGCGTTTATCTCTTTCCTGATGTCGGGAAGTTCTTTTGGCTCGTCCTCAATCATTTTCGTGACCTCACGAAATTGGTCGGGGGTCGGCTCTGTTTCAAACGGTGTCATTTTGTTGCCGTTTGCGGCACTGTCGGCACGGTCTTTTTGATACAGAAAACATTTGTGCCAATATGCCGCATCGTGTCCCTCAACCTCGTTACCGCTGCCCTCTGCATCTTCATTGCGCTTGATGGCAAAGGCGACAATCAAAGTATATGCCGTGTAAATGCCGAAATACACCGCCACAATCATTTTGAAGTTTGCGCCGTGGTCGGCAAAATGCAGAAACACCGCTGCGCCGTCCAATATCGCAAAACAGACGATTGCAAAAAGGCTCTGCATCTTGAAAATAGACAGCGTGGATATAAGGCTGTAAGTGATAGCGAAAACAACCATCATCCACGATTGCCACGTTGCCAACTCTGACGATGCCGCCAACATCAAATTTGCATTTGTGTAAAGCAAATTTGCACAAAGTGCCGCCAAAATTATTTTGAGTATCATTCCTAAAATAATTTAAATTCGATTATCTGTGTTGTTTGCTTGATGTCCTTTACGTCTTTGGCGATTTCGTCCACCTTGCCGTCAAGTGTGCGCAATTCTGCCTTGATGCTGTCGGTGTTTGCCTTTGTTTCGCGTGAAACATTCCACACCTTGGCAACGTCCGCCCTGACGCTATCAATGCGGGCGTTAATTTCGTTGATGCGCTCGTCAAAGTGCGCCTTTGTTACCTCTCCGCCACCCATCAAGATATTGACGGCAAAGGCAACAACAATCATTGCCAATATTACCCCTACTACTTTCATTTGTTTTTTTGTATTACTGATTGCATTTCGGCATATTGCTTTTTGATTTCCTCGGCAAGTGCCGCCTTGTCGGAATAACTCTTTGCCAAAATCAAATTAATTCTGTACTCCGTCAACTTGATTTTGTTTTCTTTACAAATCAAATCAACATCCGCCGCCGTGAATTTGTTTTGATTGTTTGATTGCGCTGTCTGCATCGTTGTTTCGGTCGGTGCGGCAAACCACTGCCATACCTTTGTAACGCCAACGGCAATTACAATCGAAACAACAATCAAAAAACAAACGCGAAACAAAGTCGGTCGGGCGTTGATTTTCATTGCGGCGACAATCGGCGATATTGTTTCCTGCGTCCACATCTTGCCGTTTTCTCTCCTCAATCCTCGGCGGTTGATTTCGTCCACCAAATATTGAGGGGTGTTTGTCGGCAAGGTCTTAAAGTTAGAATAAACACCGCCGCTAACTTCCTTGATGGCTTTTGCGTCTTTCAGGATTGCCACGATTGCGGCGTATTTCTTTAAAATCTGCCTTGGTTTCAACGGCGGACGCTTGGCATTTCTCGCCGCGCTTGTGTCGTTTGTCTGTCGGGTTATTGTCGTAACGTTGTCAGAATACTGCCCCGACGCTGCCGCAACGATGTCAGAATATTGCGGCATTATTGCCGTATCGTTGCCGCTATTCTGTGCCGCTCTCTGCATCATCTTCACAAATGCGGAATAGGCGGCAAAGGGAATAAGGCTCGCGGGCTGCTCCACTACCCTACTTACAACACCGTCGGCGGAATTATACCACGTTTCGTTATCGGTCGTGGTGATGTTGCCGACGCTCATTGTTTCGGGGTCGTAATATGTTAATTTGTTTGTTGCCATTCTAATATGTATTGTTTCATTGCATCAAAATCGAAATTGTTTCCGCAACACGATGTTTTGTTTTGTTCCCAGTCTTGATGCCGTTTGATGTTTTCTTTTTTGATTTTGTATTGGTAACAAAGTTTGTTTATCAAAACAATAATCAAAACTTGTTGTTTTAAAGTCGGGCGTGTTTCGTTAAAATCTCCGTGTATGCAAATGCCAATGTTGCCGCCGTTGCCGTTCTTTACGTGCGTGCCAATCTGATGTTCATCTCGACACTTGTAAATTTTGTTTTCACTTATGTAGTAGTGGTAAGCAAAGCCGCTCTCCCACTTGCAACTGTCGCGGTGGTATCGGTCAATTTCGTTTAAAGTAGTCGGGCGGTTGATGCCATCGTGGTGGAGCGTTATGTATTTAGGCTCTCCCATTTCGGCTGTCGGCGTGAAACATTCCGTAACATCTGCATAAAATTTCGCCTTAGTCACCTCAACCGCCATAACTACCGTTACTAACACAAAGAAAATTATTTTAACGCATTTTTTACCCATTCGATTATATCAAAGTACGTTTGTTTCATTCCGTCCCATCCTTCGTTGTAACAAAACATTACAATAAGGAATAAGGCAAATGCAATTCCCAAAACGCCTGCAACTTTGCCCGCTGCCATAAATGTAAGGTCTATTGCTTTCAGCGCAATAGCCTTTACCACGATGACCGCGCCTTTTATCACCATCGCCAAAACGTCAATCGAAAACGTCAAGGCGACAATCGGGGGTAAGCAAAGCGCATAATATCCGAACTGATACCCCCACCAAATATCGGGGGAGAGTTTTCCGAAATGGGACAAGTACCACGCTGTTACGCTTAGGAACTTACTTTGCACATCGCACCGCTCAAATACTGATGCCGCCGGTGTTTCGGTAACGTCCTCAACTTCGATATATGTCAACTCATTGTCCGCCATCTTGTTTTGGTTTAATCATTAATTTTTTAAGTTCGTCCTCGGATAAATCAAGCACCCAAACAAACGGCTTTATCTGTATCTTTGTTGCCGTTACTTTGCCCTCTTTTATCCATCGCCTTACCGTCAAAGGGTGGACGCCCATTCTTTTTGCAAATTCTGATACTTTCATAATGTTTATCTATGTTTAACGATACAAAGATATGCATAATATAACATTATTTCCAAATCTTTTTGAAACTTTTTTCAAAAAATTTTTCAATACGTTGGCGGATAGCGTTTTGCAAGGGCTGATTTTTCACGTGAAACAATAAAAAAGCGCGGTAGGGAAAACACCGCGCCGAAACACTTAACTACTCTTGTTAGTAAACACATCATCAAAAATTGAAAAACTCAAAAAACATAAAACAAATATGTCTATCATAATGAAAAAACGTCATAACAAAAGGCGGTTTGGCTTGTATCGGTCTGACCGGCATTCCCCTCGCCGCCTTGGTGGTAGGCTTATCTGTGTGCCTATCGGGCAATTCTCAGGCTCAAATCAAAAAGGGCATTGATGTAATCGCCGCCCTCGCGGGGTTTTCCTACGGCCCAAATAGTATTTTAGGTTAGGAATTTCTGACGCTCCCCAAAAAGGATTGTCAGAGGCCAGGCTTCCCGTGAACGTGTATATCATTGAGTATGCTGCAAAATTAATTACTACAAATTTAACTACCAAATTTTTTAACGAAAATTTTGTTAAAAAAAATCCCGACTTTTTGACGGTCGGGACTTGAATAAATCAACGTTCTAAAAATATATGGAATTTACGACTTTCTTTTAAAACCGCCCCACGTTGCAGGTTGCAGGGCGGAAAAATTAAACTTCAATCTAAACTAATGTAACTATGAAAAAGGGGTCTGTGAAAAACAATTAAAATAAATAGCCAAATATAGTATTTACAATAGTGCGTTTTTTGAATAGCACAAAAATACAAACAAAAATCCACACTTGCAAATATTTTTTCACGTGAAACACGTTTTTTAATCTTACTTTACAAAATGTAAACGCGCTATCGGGAATTTTCGACACTTGTAAAATAATCATTACACGGCGATTTCCATTTTGGAAATAGTCGCTAATTGCGCCGCACCACTCCGCGTGAATGTTTCTGCTGATACCTCGCTAATACGGTCGTTGCTATGTATCGCAGCGCGTCCATAGAATGGTTAAACGCATCAATGGCTCTGCCGGTCTTGTTGCCGTCCTTGTCAGTTTCCCAAACATAGTTCCTATATTCTTTTATCGTGTCGGTGCTGTCTTTCGTGATGCTCATATCGTCAACCTCTTGGATAACGCCAATACCAAAGTTGATGCTATCCGCACCCTTGACGCTCGGCTGCACGTGATAGCCAAATTGATTGATTTCTGCAATGGATTTCGGCTCGGCACAATCAGCCACGATTACAGTTGACGGCGGAATGTTGTTTGATTTCAACATCGCCGCAATATCTCTGTTAGTCATTCCAGATTGATAGCATAATTGATTGATGATAATGCCGCCGTTGTATCGCCAAAGTTCTATTGCCGTTGTCGGGTCGTTGGTAAATCCAAAGTCGATGCCGATGCCAAGGCGCACCGCGTCAGGCGGGATTTTGTCAATCAGTTTCCAATTTGAGAAAATGCAACCTTGAACGCTGCCAACTTCACCGCGCCCATAGACTTTCCACCAATTTGCCCAATAAGGCGACTTGATGTTTTTTCCGTTGAATAGGTCGGGCGCGTCGGGATTGAAAAACGCTTTTTCTTTTGCCTTTTCGATTTCCTTTACGACAATAGGGCTTAATGCCTCGTTATCCTTGTATGTTAATACAAGTGTTTCAACGTCTGCATCGTTGGCAAGTTCAGTATGCACCCAAAACTCTGACGTGGGATTAAAATCCAACCAAATGACTTTTTTTGTACGGATTGCAAGTTGATAGTATGTTTCAAAATCAACGGCGTTACATTCGTTGATATAAAGAATATCACGGCGCGGGCCTCTAACTTTCGATTGTTTGTCCGCGCTGAAAAACTCAATGAAACTGCCATTTGTGAATGTATAGGTAAAATTTGATTTATTCCAATGGTCATCAATGTAGCGTCCGGTCGCTTGCATAATCTTTAAAAAGTCCCTCATCGCGCCTTTGCGCAAATGCGGTATGCTTTCGGACACGATGGATATTTCAAGCCGTTGACGTGTGGCAACGTCAATCAATATCGGGATTATGCCGTATGTTTTCCCCGCTGATGTTCCACCGGGGACAATGCGCACCCTCGCCGACAATCTACGCAATTTTTTTATTGCGGTCGTGTATGTAAACCCATCAACACTCCTCTTCATCGTCAACATCTCCAAACAGTGGCTGCTCAGTCTTAATTGCTACATCTTGCTCGACCTTTTCAACATAGCCCCTATCCTTGCAAATTGTTTTCGCGGCAAAAATTATTGCCGCAGTGTCGCCCGCGTTGATGCGATTCATCAAGGCGTTTTCGATAAAATCTTTGCGCACTTCTTTGACAGCATCTGCCTCCGACCTAAAATTAGCGTCGCTATTATACCAATTATAATAGGTCTGCCGGTCTATCCCGTAAGCGCGGCACGAAATTGAAATGTTGCCAAGTTTTTCTTTGAATATTTCCAAAAACTTTTTTTTATTTTTCATTTTTTTTAGTGTCGAAATTGCCGAAAATTTTTTGCAAATATAAAATTTTATTTGTAATTTTGTATCATTATAAAATTTTAAATCATTACAGAATGATAACAGCGATAATAGGCAGCCGAAATATTACGGCGTTTGATTTGTCAAAGGTCGTGCCGCCAGACACTACGGCGATAGTGTCTGGCGGCGCGTCGGGTGTTGATGCGCTCGCGGCGAAATTCGCACGTGCCAAACGCCTGCCCCTCGTGGAGTTCAAACCAAATTACCGCGAATTTGGCAAAGGCGCGCCATTTGTCCGCAACCGCCAAATAATTGATTATTGTGATAACGTAGTGGCGGTGTGGGATGGTGTGTCCCACGGCACGAAGTACACGGTAGAATATGCCCGCAAACTCGGCAAAAAAGTAAATCTAATTATTGTTGATGCCGGCGAAACACAAAACATTTTTGCCAATCAAACAGTTGTGCATAGCCTTTAATGTGCTGCCCGTCGTTATTATATCATCATAAATAATGATGTTATTTTCTTTTATCTCTTTCGTCACCGTGAAGTCGGGTTCAATGCGTTGTTTTGTCCGACACTCGAACACGTTTTTATAAAAGTTGATGCCGATTTTTGCGGCTGCAATGGTGCAGACCCGCTCGGCAAAGTTGTTTTCTTTGTGCCGCCTTTTCGGTGCTGTCACCAATGCCCACCCGTCGAAATTGCAAAAAATCTTTTGCAACGTCTCCGCCAAATTCTCCGCGAAATACTCCGCGTTTTCGGGATTTTCCTTGATTTTCTTTAACAGTTCGCCCGACTTCAATTTTTTAAAATTGCAATAAACAATAATGTCGGGTTTCGTGATGGTTGACGGTCGGGGTGTCAGTTCGCACCGCGCCTCCGCCTTTTCGCTCCAATGGTCTATGTCAATGCCCCACTCTTGCAAGGTCTGCAACTCCCATTCCGATTTCAATTTGTTCTTGTCATCGTCGCCGAACCCGATATTGTCTTTAATCGTGTATTCTTGCAGTTTTGCGACGGGTGTCTCAACGGGCAAAACCTTGCACGGCAAAAATTTAAAGCCAAGACTTTTGCAAGCCTTATATCTCATATTGCCGCCGATAACAACAAACTTGCCGTTGTGGGGATAGACAATTAACTCCCTCAACGACAGCATTTCGGGCGCGTCTTTTATGGAGCGTTTGAGCGCGTCCAGCCTCTTGCGCGATATTTTGCGCGGATTGGATGGCAAGCCGTCGATTTGCCCCTTGTTTGACTCTATAACGCTGATGTTTAAATCTTTTATCTCCATTGTTTCGCGTGAAACATTAAACATCCTCAATCTTTACAGCCGTGCCGCCGCTTAATTTCTCCCACCGTGCGATGATAACGTCGCAGTAGTGGGGGTCTAACTCCATCATATAGCAAGCGCGGTTTAACTGTTCGCAAGCTATTAGTGTGCTACCACTACCGCCGAATACATCAAGAACACAATCATTTTCTTTTGTGCTGTTTTCCAAAGCATTTGCAATCAATTCAATAGGTTTCATTGTTGGATGTAATTTGCTTTCTCTCGGCTTGTCAATTTCCCATACTGACTTTGTAAATTTCCCTTTGCCGTAGAAATTATGTGTTTTCTTCCATCCGTACATTATCGGCTCATGCTTATAGTCATAATCAAGCCTTCCCATTGAAAATGTAGGCTGATTTTTCAACCACATCAATTCGTATTTTACCTGCCAACAGGCATCCGCCATCATCATCATCATCATCATCATATGAGTTCCGCCTTGTGGCATTGTTACATATATCGAGCAATCATCTTTCGCATGGTCTGCCATGTTCTGAAATGCGGGTTTCCATAACTGTTCTCCTATTTCTGCATCAGTCAAACCTTTATCGCCTGCAATTTCAGTTTCTACCCTATGCCCTCTTCTTGCATGATTCATTTCATTAAGCACGGCATTTTTACTGCCTATCGCTACATTGTATGGTGGGTCTGTAAAAACCAAATCCGCCCTTTCTCCATTCATAAGCAAAGCGACATCGCCGCCGTCGGTGCTATCTCCACACATAAGACGATGCCGCCCAAGTTGCCAAATCTCGCCTTTTTTGCATTTTGTTTCTACATTTTCGGGGATTTCGTCCTCCACAATTTCTTTTTGCTCTATTTCCTCGCCATCCAACTCCGCGCCCCAATCCGTCGGCAACTCCACGCCCCAATCTTCCATTTCTGCCGTGTCCCATTCGTTTGCGACAATATCCCAATCGTACTCGCCAAAGTTTTCATTGTCCTTTATGGCATATTGGCGCAACTTTTCAACCGGCGTTTCTGTATCAAGCACCTTGCAAGGCAATTCCTTGTAACCGATTTCTTTGCAGGCTCTGTAACGCATATTACCGCCGATAATCACGAATTTGCCGCCGTGGGGATAAACGAGCAATTCGCGAAGTTGGAGCATTTCGGGCGCGCCCTCGATGCTCTTTTTTAGTTTTTCGTATCTGTGGTCGCGAATTTGGCGCGGATTTTTGGGGAGCCCATCAATCTGTCCGTCATTCGTCGTCAAGTCTTTTATGTTGATGTTTTTCGTTTCCATTTCAGTTATTAAGTTTTACTTAAAATGTTGTTGCACGTGAAACAAAGTTACGGCTTGCCAAAATTCGGTGGTGTCTGTAATATACACCTGCATCTGCTTGTCGTCTTCTGAATAAAGCGACAAACACCACTCCGCCGTATTCCGCCACCTTTGGCAAAAGACCGTGCCAACGTTTGGGATTTTCTTTTTGAACGCTGTGCCGCGCTCCATAAAATCCATAACATCAAAAAGTTTTGCCAAAAAATCCGCCGTTATGTTATGCTGCAATGTTAACATCTTGTTTTCCTTTGTTTGTGAATTTCTCTACAAATTGCGTATCCATCCTTTTCGATAGGATTTTTACGCAATTCCTTACATCCATATCCGCCAAGTAATCTATGCCGTCGGGGAGTAAGTTTGTCGCCAAAACTGCATCCTCAAAATTCTTTACTTCCCTTTCGGGCTTGATGCGCTTGATTGTTTTGTGTATGTCGTAACCCTCGGAAATATACTTCCAAGGATTATCCAATTCGTCAAAAATTCTGACGGCGTGGTGTAACAACGTGCCGACTGTCAGGAACTCCGCCAAAATGCTTTCATACACACAATCGTTGAATGATACCAATTTAAACAGACACCGCTTTAACATTTCGATGTCGGGTGTCAGTGCGTCCGTCACCTCGCCCAAAAGTCTGTTAATTATCGCAATGTCTTTTTTTGCGCTGTCCTCATATCTGCATTGAAATTGGAATAGCAACGTCTGACGCTGCGTTAATCCGTTTTCAGTAAGCCATAGACCGTGTTTGAACTTATGCAAATGGTTGAGCCATTTATCGCTCTTTACCATTTCCTTTATCTTGCGGACTTCGTTTAAAGACAGCCATTGACACATTAGCGATT